CCGGGGAACCATCTTCCTCTCCTTCCCCTCCCACTTCCCCACGCTCGCCCTCGTCGCCGGCTTCAACTGGCCTGCGGGGGGGTGAGTGATGTTCGCCTACACCATCGGCACCCATGAGGCGCTCCTCGCCCTCATCGGCGTCGTCTTCATTCTCCTCGTCGTCATCGGTTTTTTACCGGATCCCGCCATCTCTCGTGGGAGCGCGGCGGCAGACGACTCGAAGTCGGTCTGCATCTGACCATCTCCGCGACCCTGCACAACGTGCCTGAGCCTGAAAACGGGAAAGGAGCCAACGATGAGCCAGTGGGGCCGAGCGACGGCCAAGGAGCGTGAAAGTGCGCCGGAATCAATCTTCTGCGGCCCACATCGTTCCTTTCCCGTCGCCGATCAAGCGGATGTCGATAATGCCGTTTCTTCTCTCGGTCGTGCGGGCGGTAGCACGGCGCCAATCAAGAGCTGCATCATCCGTCGCGCCAACGCCAATAACTGGACGCTGCCGAAAGCGTGGATGGGCATGAGCGCCGGTCAGGCGATCGCGCCCTTCACGCTCGCTGAGTTCGCCTCGAGCGACGCCATCGTCACCCGGCGCGGCAAGGTCTTTCAGGACGGCGCCTACCCCGACAAGGAGTTCACGGCGACCCTCGAAGACCTCTATGCCGCCGTCAGCACCTTCGCGCCGGTGCCGAATGACCTCGAGCATATGCCGACGATTCTCGACGGCAAGCTCGGCCAGCTCAAGAGCGTCGCATTGGCGGATGACGGCTCGCTTACCGGCGAGGTGGAGATCCCGCGCTGGCTGCACGAGACGATCGGTGACGCCCCGATCAAGACCTCGCTCATGTGGGATCGCGAGACGATGCGCATCGTCGGCAACGCGCTGGTGATCGAGCCGCGTGTGCCCGATGCCGCCCTGATGAGCGCCTATGAAGCGTTTTCCGCGTCGCACGGGACGCCCCCGGCGACGGTTCAGGAAACTGCGGATCCGGTCGGCGTCCTCGCCACCATCAAGGCCTTGCTCTTTGGCCAGGATCCGAAAACGGCGGCAACTGTGCCGCCCGTCGTCACAGCGCCGGCAACGGCGGAGGAGGTCACCGTGGCAGACGCGGTGCAGTTCAAGGACACGGAGGAGTACCAGGCGATGCAAAGCCAGATCGCCCAGCTCCTCGAGCAGGACAAGCAGCGCGCCGCGCGCGAGGCGGCCCGCGACGCGGAGGTGATCCGTGAGCGAGCGGCGACGTGGGCGGAGGCGGAAATCGCGTCCTTCCGGGCACTACCGGCGGAACGTGCCGCGCTCATCGCCGCGTACAGCGATGCGGCGACGGATGATGCGGCGACGCCACGGGTCGTCAGCTTTGCTGCCAAAGACGGCACGGAGACGACGGGGAACCGCGTCGATGCCCTCAAGGCACGGCAGGCCGCGCGCGCGCAGCACATGCTCACGGTTGAGCAGCTCAGAATGACACCGGAGCAGCTCGCGGAGGCCGGCGTCGTCTTCGCGCAGCGCCCCGCCGCCACCGATAGCCAGACGATGACCAAGCAGCGTCACGACGAGCTGGTCAGGCTCTCCGGCTTCTCCGTCCTCAATAACGACTAACCCTTTGCATGTGACCGTTCTGGCGGTACACGGCAAAGGGTTAGTCGCGACTGACGATCTGTCCCCTGGCAACCCAGCTTCGTTCCAGCCCACCAGGGAGGGATTCTCATGGCTAATGCACCGGTCAACACCTATGCGAACACGCGCCTCGACCCCTACATGGACGCGGATGACGCGCTCGAGACCGCCGTCCAGCTCAAGGCGTCCACGACCTATGTCGCGGGCACCGTCCTCGGTGAGATCACCGCCAGCCCCGGCACCTTCGCTCCCTACGCCTCGGGCGCCTCTGACGGCTCCCAGGTGCCGAAGATGCTGCTGCGTGAGGCCTGCACGACCGATGCCTCCGGCAACATCACCGGCGCCGACAACCTCGGCGACACCCGCAAGGACACGCACGCCTTCTTCGCCGGCACATTCATCACCACGGCCCTCACCGGACTGGACGCGAACGCGGTCACTGCGGGCGGCTGGCGCCTGATCTCCGGCACCGTCAGCAACGGCATCCTGCGGCTCGGCTAGGTGTCCACCCCCTGCTTCTACCTTCGACTCAGCCTAAGGGGGCAACCAGATGGCAGAACTGATCTATCCCAAGAGTTGGGAGCTGACGACGATCGCGCAGGAGCTGATGCCGCGTCTCGAGCAGAACCGGCCCATCTTCTCGCTCTTCCCGACGGTCAACACCGATTCCTCGATCCTGATGTGGGATCAGGAGGACGACTTCACCGGCTTGCAGTACGCGCGTGGCCTCAATGGCCAGCCGACGCGGATCAAGAAAATCGGCTTCAAGCGATACATGATGCAACCCGGCTACTACGGCGAGTTCGAGAACATCGACGAGTCCGAGATGACGATCCGGCGGCAGTTCGGCACGGTCAATACGCCCGTCCAGCTCACCGACCTCGTCACCCGGGCCGCCGCGCGTCTCCTCGGTCGCGAGGTCGATCGCAAGGAGGTCAACCTCTGGACGCTCCTGACCACCGGGACGTTCTCGGTCACCGGCCCGACCGGCGCGATCGTCCACACCGACATCTTCCCCTTGCAGACGATGACGCCAACGACGCCCTGGAGTACCAAGGCGACGGCGACACCGCTCGCCGACCTCCAGGCGCTCGCGCTCCTCGGTCGCGGTCGGTCGGTCAACTTCGGCGCCGGTTGCTCGATCTGGGTCAATCAGGTGACCGCCAACAATGTCATCGGCAATACCAACGCCAATGACCTCGGCGGTCGCCGGCTCGGCCTCGGCACGCTCAACAACATGCGGGATGTCAACACGCTGCTGACCGGTGACGGCCTCGCCAACTTCAATGTCTACGACTCGGGCTACAAAGACGAGAGCGGCACCTTCCAGCTCTACATCCCGAACGGCAAGGCGATCGCCATCGGTCAGCGGCCCGCCGGCCAGAACATCGGCGAGTATCGCGTCCTGCGCAACGCCAATAACCCGGACTTCGGGGCGGGGAGCTACACCAAGGTCGTCGATAACATCGACGATGAGGTGCCGCGTGCCGTCGCCGTCCATCGCGGTCACACGGGCGGCCCGGTGATCTTCTTCCCCACCGCGATCGTGATCATGAACGTCTAGTGCCACATTTCCACGGGCTGAGCGGGGCGGTCGGTTTTCATTCCGTCTCCACCGGGCCGGTCGTCCCGCTCACCCCCCCAAGGAGGCACCAATGTCAACATCGAGCAGCAGCAAACCGGCTACTTCCGCGCCCGCTTCCGCACCTTCCCATCGGAGCGGCAGTGGCGGCGGCAAAGGGAAGGGCTACGTCGTCGCCCATGAGGCGGTCGGCTTCTGGCTCAAGAACCGCGTCCTCGTCGCCGGTGAGGACTTCAACGCCGAGGAGAACACCGACCCGAGCTACGACCTCGATGAGCATCAGCTCGCGCGCCTCGAGCGGCTCGGCGCCCTCCGCGACGCCACCGGCGACGAGCTGTCGGCGCGCGCCGACGCCAAGAAGGCGGCGGAGGACGCGGGCGAGGATTTCCAGGGCTACGCCGTGCCCGAGCCGCCACCGCCCCAGACGACCGAGGCCACCGCCGGTGGCGGACAGGTGGGGTGATTCCATGAGCGTCACCCCGCCAACCGACGCTCAGCTCAAACAACTGGTGGTCGATACGGCGGGGGATGTCAATGGCATTGTGGCCGCGAACATCGACCTCATCTGGTCAATCTACGCGCCGTATTCGCCCTACCCGCCGCTGCAATATCTCTACTCGCTGCGCGCATCACTCGAACTGCTCGCCGGCCAAGTCTGGCAGATGGTGGATGCCGCCGTCGATGACGCGCGCGAGTCACTCAGTGACAAGTACCGCCACCTGCGAGACCGCATCGATCAAATCAACGAGGACATCGTCAGCGCCACGCCGGGGGCAATGGGGGTCGCCGGCCTGTCCGTCGCCTCCGGCGTCCTGGTGACGACGGCGCCGAGCAGTCCGCCCTCCGGTTGGCCGGATGCCAATGACCCACGCTACATCGGCTGGGTCTACAGCTTTTACGGATGGCGCACATGACGATCGACATGTGATGAACCCTGATCGCATCGACGCGGAGCGATCAACGGAAGATGCGATCAGGAAGATTGAGGGTGCGATACATGTCAATCGCCAGTCCTTTTATCAGCCAGGGCGCGCGCGACAGCCTGCGGGCGCGCTCTGAGAGCGCCATGCTCTCGCGCTGCGACATCATCCGCTACGTTCCCGGGCCGCCGAACCTCGATAACAGCCCGGGAGACGCCACGGAGCAGCGTCAGAGCGGCATCGCCTGTCGCTTCACGGAAGCCCTGCTCCGTGGCGCGGAAGACCTCGCGAACCTGCGCCTGACCGGGGAGGCGCGCTTCTCGATGCGCGTCCCCCTCGGCACTGATGTCCTCACGAGCGATGTGATCGAGCTGGGTGGCCGGCAGTACGAGATCGTCTCGGACAACATCAACCGCACCCAGGTCACCTCGATCAACCTGAACCTTCGCCTGATCGCGTAGGGGGGATTCCGATGGACGAGACACGACACGACCACGACCACGAGCGCGCGCCGCATGAGCGTGAGCGTGAGATGCCTGCACCGCCGGCGGAAGAGACCCCGGCTGCCCCGGCGGAGGAACCGGCTGGGGAAGAAACGGAAGCCCCCGAGGAAGCGACGGAAGAACCGGCCACCGTGCCGGCGTCCTGATCGGAGCGGACGATGACCAGCCCGGAGCCGCCTGACCTCTGGGTCATCTTGAACGTACTGAGGAACCACCGGAGACAGAGATGGCAACCAGCTCGATCTATGGCAATGAGATTATCGTCACCTATAAGCCGCGCACCGGCGCCAACCGCTCCGCAGCCGTGGAGCGGGTGCTGGAGGTGTACGCGATGAAGGTGATGGATCGCGCGCGCGCGCTCGCACCCGTCGAGACCGGCGAACTGCGCGACAGTATCGACGTGCACGTTGCCAATGGCGGCTTTATCCTCAGCGCCGGTTACGGTCTCCCCGATGGCCGCGCGCGCTTCCAGGAATACGGCTTCCACCATTATCAGACCGGCAACTTCATCATCAACCCCTACGCCCGACCGGCCTTCGAGTCCTATAAGCGTGAGTTCCGCGCCGCCCTCAGGAACGCGATCGCGGGCCGTGAATGGTAGCGGCGCCATTCTCGCGCCGGTTGGATGTCGATACCCAGCCGATCGTGGAGGCGATCGTCCAGACCCTGCTCGCCGACACTGCCGTAACCGGTGATAAGGCGACCAATGGTTACGCGGGCGTCGCGAACCGTGTCTACCCCCAGGCGGCGATCAATCCGGATCCGAGCGGCAAGGGCCAGGACTACCCCTACCTGATCGTCGTCTGCGCCTCAGCCACGGTGGCGGTGGATCAGTCCACCGCGCGCGTGGACGCCCTCTTCGACCTGACGGTGGTCGATCGCAGCCACACACCGAACAACCCCGCCGGCAGCACGGCGAACACCGTCGCGGTCGGGGAGGCGGCCTGGGCGCGGCTGCTCCAGCAGCCGCTGAGCGTCGCGCGCTACACGAACATCGCGGTCGCGCCCCGTGAGGCGCCACGCGGCACGCTGAACATCCAGCAGGGCATCACGATCCGGCAGCAACGCTGCTCGGTGCGCGTCCAGGGGAACTGGACGGGCTAAGCCCGAGGGAGGAGGAGACCGGGGGCCACAACTGAATATCGTCTCTAGGATCCCTTCCCACCTCTCGACATCTACGCATGGAGGGACATCATGGCCTCAACACCTGCGCCCAGTGGCGGAACTCCACCTGCCGTCGCGGCCCCGCTGGCGGTCGGCGTCGTCGCGCCGCCAGTTGGCGCGATCACCGGTCTCAATGGCTACATCGCGATGCTCACCGGCGCCTCGACTGCGGCACCGGCGGAGGCATTCGAGGAGATCCCGAACCCGCCGGGTGGCTCACTGGTGCTTCCCGTCCACACACTCTTTCGCGTCACCGACCGGACAAAGAAGGTCGGCGACTCGAAGGTGAAGCCCGTCGTCTATGGCGGCGCGACCGGCACGACGGTGATCCCCGCGACGAACTATCAATGGATGCCCGGGGGCAACTACATCCTCTTCTACCAGCCGCTCTCCGCCACCGATGTCGTCAAAGCGGATGTGAACTACATCACCACCTCGGGTGCGAACGCCATCTATGGTCTGGTGCATGTCCTGAACTGGCAGCTCAACATGACGGCGAACCCGATCCCGGGCGACGAGTACCAGACCGCGATCATCCCGCAGTACCGGGGCAAAATGTCGGGGACGTGGCAGTTCGAGCGGTACAGCTCGGCGACCGCGTACGACCTCTATTTCCAGATGATGACCAAATCGCACTTCGTCTTCGCGCTCTACGAGAGCCTGCTGGAGAACCGGATCTGGCTCGTCTACGGCGACATCGGCGCCAACCCCCTCAATGCGCCGACGAACGGCATGATCGGGGGGACAATTACTGGGACAATGGATGCTATGCCGTCGATGATAGTCGAACCTATCTGAATAGATCGTGCTCGACTACTCAGAGGATTGGTCGGTGGGGCGCTGCGCCCCTACTCTCCACTCCACTCAACCCTGACGTGGCAAACCACCGACCGACCCTCACGGGGTTGAACACGGTCATGCATGTGACCGTGTTCAACAGGAGAAAGACCATGCCCGCACGCACGCTCGTCCACACCAACGGCGCGATCTCGAAGGATGCCCTGATGGGCGTCATTAGCGCCCGCTACGCGCCGCAGCTCTTCAGCGTCCCCGACTACGACACGCCGGTGCAGGTGCAGATGGTGAGCGCTGGCGATGAGGAGCATTGCACCAACTACGCCCGCCAAGCGAACGGCGAGACGGATTGGAACATGTTCGCTCGCATTTGGGTCGCCTACGCGGTCGTCGATCCGGTGCTGATCGAACCGCCGAACCCGAACCGGCGCATCCAGGCGGAGCAAGTGGCGACCTTTCTCGAGGATCTGCCGAAAGACTGGATCGAACCAGTCTATTTCAAATCGCTCGAGATGACGCACGAGTACCGGCGCAAGCGGGTCGAGCGTGAGCGTGACGCGGCGCGCGGAGGGCAGTCCGTGGTTTTTCCCAGGCCCGGTTCCGCGCCCTCGTCATCGGAGACCGGCTCCACCTCCTCTACACCACCATCCTCGCCCTGAGTCAGGAAGAGCAGGATGAGCTGTTCGACTTCTATTGCGAGTACGGCAACTCCGACAAGGACGGCAAGGCGATCGGCCTGTTCAAACGCACTGTCGCCCTCATGGACGGCATCCCGCGCGACATCCCCTGGCAGGAGTTCCAGGCCGGCAAGATCCGGGCGGAGATCCGCGCCGAGGAGCGCCAGGAGGACGAGAGCGCGCGCGCACACCGGCAGCGTCAGGTAGACGCGATGTTTGGCATGTTTGGAGCGGCGATGAGGGCTGAGGATGGATGAGGATACCATCCATATAGGCGTGACGACCGACGCCGATCAGGCGACCGCCAAGCTCGAGAAGCTTGACGCCACGCTGGCATCGCTCGGTCAGAAGCGCGTCAAAACCCAGGTTGACATCGATCACGATCAGGCGATGCGCGATCTCGCCGAGATCGAGAATGCCACCGCGCGCTTGCGGGCGCAGGCGGTCGGGATCGAGGTCGAGGTCGAGGACACCGAGGCCGAGCGCGAGCTGCAACAGCTCCAAGACGAGACACGCCTGCTCAACGCCACCGTCGTGAAGATCGGCGTCCAGACCGACACCTCCGAGGCGACGCGGCAGCTCGCGGTCTTCCAGAATGAGACCGCCCGACTTGCGGCGCAGAAGGTCGGCATTCAGGTCGAGACGAACGCCGACCTCGCCGAGAAGACGCTCAAGGAGATCCAACTCGACACGCGGCGGATCAATGCCGAGCGCGCGCGCGTGCAGGTGAGCGTCGATGCCGCTGGGGTCAATCAGGCACTGGAGGAGCAGAAGCGGTCGATCGCCGAGATCGACAACATGACCTCGCGGATCCGGGCGCAGAAGCTGGGCGTCCAGATCGACCCGTCGGAGGCGAGACGATCGCTGCAAGAGATCCAGCTCGACACGCAGAAGGTGAACGCGCTCGTCGCCCAGAAGCGCGCCCTCAATATCGATGTCACCGAGGCGAATGCCGGCCTCGGCTCGCTCTCGCAGAAGCTCGGCGCGATCGCCGCATACAGCGCCGGCTATCAGGCCTTCCACCTCTTGGAGCAGGGGGTGACCGGTGCCGGCAAGGCGATCGTCGGTTTCAATGACCAGCTCGAGAACAGCCGCATCGCCTTCACCCAGGCCTTCGGTTCGAGCCAGATGGCCGACCAATTCCTCGGGCAGCTGAAGGATTTCGCCGCCCAGACCCCCTTCCAGTTCCAAGACCTCACCAAACTGAGCCAGGAGCTGATGGGCATGGGCGTCGCCGCGCGCGATGTCATCCCCTCCCTGACCGCGATTGGCGATGCGGTCGCCGGTGTCGCGGGTGATAAAGACACCCTCAATCGTGTGGTACTGGCCTACGGCCAGATCAACGCCGCAGGCAAAGCGACCGCGCAGGATCTCCGCCAGCTCTCTCAGGCCGGCATCCCCGCCTACGAGATGCTGGCGAAGGTCTTGCACACGGACGTCGCCGGCGCCATGGCCGAGGTGACCAAAGGGACGGTCGATGCCGACACGGCGCTGAAGGCGCTCAGGGAGGGCATGGAGACCCGCTACGGCGGCCTGATGGCCCAGCAGATGGGCACACTCAGAGGGTTGCTCTCGAACCTGCAAGACGCCTTCCAGATGGAAGCCGCCGACCTCGGCAAGCCGCTGTTCGACGCGGTCAAGAACCTGGTGGCCTCGCTCCAGCAGGCGATCGGCACGACGACCTTCCGCGAGACCTTCCGGGCGATCTCGCAGGATGTCGCCAACGCGGTCGATGTCGTCGGTAAGCTGGTCGAAGCGTTCGAGAAGATCCCGGCGCCCGTCCTCGAGACGGCGATCCACATCGCTGAGTTCGCCGGCGCGATGAAGGCCGTCGAGATGGCCTTCGGCGCGATCCGCACCGTCCTGGCGCCGGTGCTGGTGATGATCGGCGTCGAGACGAAGGAGCTGCAAACCCAGAACGACGTCCTCGCCGAGAACACCGCGCTGACGAACGCGAACGCGGCGGCCAAGCTCAGGATGGGCGAAGCCGGTGTCGCTGCGGCGGCGGGTGGTGGCGGCGGCGGGCTGATGGGCGGCATCGGGAAGATGGCGGGCGGCTCCATCCTCGGTCGCATCGGTGGTGGCCTCACCGGTGGCGCGGCGACGGGAATCGGGGCCGCCGGGATCGGCGCCGGTGTCGTCGCCTCCGCAGCGGCCCTGATCGATGAGTTCAACTCGGTCATTCGCGACGTGATCAAGAAGCAGTGGGCCGACGCGCTCTCCGATGCTGTCGCGAAGGCTCCCGGCACGCCGTGGGGTCTGGCGAACATGGTCAACGACATCGTCCAGGCGCTTTCCGGCAAGGATTTCATCGAAGCGATCTTCAAGAAGCTCGGTTACGACGACTTCCCCGCCCTCGTCCGCTCGATGCTCGAGAAGACGAATATCCGTCAGCCGGGTGGTCTCGGTGACTGGGCCGGGAAGTTCTTCGAGTGGGCCGACATCATGCAGGAGAAGGCGCCGGGTGCCGCCGGCGGCGCGCCCGGGATGAGCGAGCAGCAGCTCGCCGAAGCGCGCCGTTCCTCGCAGATGCAGCTCGAAGAGCAGATGAATATCGGCCTCAAGGGCGTCGGCACGATCGCGACCGCGAACACGACCGCTGACATCCAGATGCGCTCCGACGCCGTGCGTCAGGCGATCACGGCGATGGCCAAAGCCTATGAAGAAGCCTACGGCGACACCGAGAAATACGAGGCCTTGCTGCGCGAGTTCAATATAACGCTCGATGAATCCACGACCTCGGCGAAGCGACGCCTCGTCCAGCAGCAGCAACAGCACGACGAGATGCTCAAGCAGGCCGACGAGATCAAGCGCGAAGCCGCCTTCACCGGACTCGCCGAACCCGCCGATGTGATGGCGGGCCTCGAGGGGACGGACAAGGCTTCCGCTGATCAGGTGAAGCTGATCAAAGACCGCTACAGCCAGATGCAGCAGGCGCAGAAAGAGGCCGAGCAGGCGATGCTCCAGCAGGAGCAGCTCTTCCAGCAGCAGCTCCAGCAAGCCGTCTCCCAGACGCAACAGGCCGTCGGACGGATCGATCTCAGTAAGGGTCTCTCCGGTCTGGCGCAGGTGGCACCGGCGCTCGAGCGCGCGCGCGAAGCCCTGGCCGGGATCGGTGAGAGCAGCGGTGCCCTGGACACGCTGACGACGATCGCCGACCGCTTCAAAGCGATCTCGGACGCCGAGCATGAGGCGGCCCAGGAGTACGAGGGCTATCTCAACCTCTTCAACGAGACCGACCGACGCATCCAAGTCCTCGACCAGATGAAGAAACGGCTGGACGACGCGGTCAAGGCGGCGAAGGAAGCCCAGTCATCTGGGACGATCACGCCGGCGCAGCAGGAGCTGCTCAGGAAGGCTGCGGACGGCTACGCCAATATCGCCGACACCCGCGCCAAGCTGGTGGCGAATCAGGCCCAGGACATCCTCGGCATGGGCGCGGCGATGCCGAAGCTGACCGATGCCGACGAGACGATGCGCTCGATCGCGGCCACCTACGGCACGATGAAGGATCTGCGGATCAACATCGAGACGAATGTCAAACAGGTCGAACAGGAGATGGACGACCTCGTCAACAAGCCCCGGACGATCACGATCGCGATCAAAGCCGACACCGCGCAGATCGAGCAACTCGTCGCCGGGAGCGCTGCGGGCGGCCTGTTTACGGACGTGGCCGCCGGTGGCGACGGCTACGCGCGTCCGCGCTCAATGGCGGTAACGGGCGGCGGCCCCTACGGCACCGGTACGCTCTATCAACCCGGCGGTGGCGGCGGATCGACGCTGACGCCGGGTGGCGACGCGGCGAAACTGGCGCAGTGGAAGTCGTACATCGATCAAGCGGCGAGCCAGTACGGCGTCGATCCCTATCTGCTCGGCGCGATCATCATGCACGAGTCGGGCGGCACACCGGGGATCAAGAACCTCGGCGGCGCGCCCGCCTACGGCCTCACCCAGGTCTATCAACCGGCGCACCCCGGCCTCGACTACGGCCTCCTCGGTGGCACCTCGCAGCAGGCGATCCAGTACCAGATCAACCAGGGTGCGCAGATCCTCGCCGGCCACATCGCCGCGCAGGGCGGCAACGTCCAGGCCGGGGTCGCCAACTACGGCGGCTATCAGGCCGGAGACAACCAGTACTGGAAAGACCTCCAGGCCTTCATCCCCGGCGTCACGTCGGCACTCGGCGGCGCCCCGAGCGCGCCGGTCGAGCAAGTGGCGAACACCGTCGGCAATCAGATCGTCCAGAAGGCGCTCGCGAATGTCGGCAAGTTCGACTGGGACAACTGGTGCGAGCAGTTTGCCGAGGACATGATCCAGAGCATTACCGGGAATCGCGGGCCGGCGGGCGGCTCGGGCAGTGCCACGCAGGCCTTCCAGAAACTCGCCAGTCAGGGCTTACAGGTGACCAAGGCCCAGGCACAGCCCGGAGACCTCGTCTACTACCCGGATGCCGCCGGCGGGGTCGGCCATGTCGCCATCTACATGGGCGGCGGCAAGCAAGTCGGCAGCTACGATGTCGGCGGCGCGGGCATCCATGCTGAGAGCGTCCTGGCGGGCGCGCAGTACATCCGTATGCCGTACAACGTCGGTGGCCCGGGCGCGTCCGCAGCCGTCTCACTGGCCGCGCAGCAGGCGGCGACCGGCGCCTTCGGGCAGGAGTTCGGCACCACCGACGCCTTCGACCCGAACAGCCCTGCGGCACAGGCGGCGCGCGCCAAGCTGATCCAAGATCAGGCGACCGCAGCGGCCACGCTCGCGCATCTGACACTGGCACAGAAGAGCTACAATGACGCGCTGAAGTCGATCGACCCGAACAGCGTCGCCAATGTTCGCCAGCAATACTCGACCCTGCTCGGCATCATGCAGAAGGTGGAGACGAGTAAGCTCGGCCCGAACGCCAGTGAGTTCGAGAAGACGCTCGCCTCCGCCTCGGCGATGACCAAAGCGGCTGAGGGCGCGGCGCTCTGGGCCAAGGGCATCCAGGCCGTCAACGACAACAGCGAGGATCTCGCCGGTGTCGAGAAGCAGATCGTCGATACGATGGGCGACATCGGCCCGCTGATGAACGCCGAGCTTGACGCGATGAAGGAAGAGAAGGCGGCGGCGGCTGCCGTCA